TCGCATCTGTACCAAGTCCTTTGCCCCGAACATTAGGTGGAACTTCGATACGACTTAACTTAATTTCGCCCGAGATGCCTTCGTCCATGTCTATTTTATATCCACCCTCTCTAAGAGAGTTTCTTAAATCGGTTGTAGGGTTTTTCGTCTTATCAACCTGACCTAATAGACCATCATCAACTTTATGGGCTTTGTTCCATGTATCAGTTAGTTGTTGCTTGGTTTGGATAACATTTTTATTCCACACCCCAATATTTTTAGCCCACGGAACTTCAGATGTAATCTGACCGTCATAACCTAATTCTTTCAATATAGCCTTAACTTCGGGCAATTCAGAAAAATGCGCTTTTCCATCCTTTATTCCTTCAACTATTCGACTATCAGTAAAAACTGCATTATCTTTTTTTAATCTACTTTTTATTTCAGATACTAATTTAGCAGACGGTTTTCTCATATCAACAAGGTTAGCGGATTTATCTAACACCATTTCATTTACAACTGATTTATTACCACCAAATGATTTAGCATAAGTTGGGTTGTCTGACATATAGAAAGCACCCCAATCATCGCTTATATTGCTAATTTTATCTATCTTTGTTCCGCCATGATAAACAAGAGTGCCTTGAGCCTTAATAAATTCATCAGCATTATCAAACTTCATGGGGTCTGTCGCTTTACCTATCTGCCCTAGTACGCCATCGTCAATATTAGGTATATCCACCTCATTACGCTTTAGAACCTTAGCGCTATTCTCGTTAAATATGACAAAGTTCCTTGTTCCTTCACCTGAACCTCTTGAATCTCCATCCCAAAACTTCACACCTGGTATTCCTTTATCTTCAAGAAGTTTTGAAGCCTTCTTGTCAGAGCCTAGTGTATTCTCTAAATCTCTATAGAGAGAATGAGCATTGTCATCCAAGTTGAAACCTAAACGATTTTTAATATCAGCATACTCTTGGAACAACACATCTCTTTCCGACTTGTTTGTAGTCTTGTCTAACTTCTGCTTAATTCGTTTTGCGTTGTTAATTTCTTTAGACAGGTTAGGGTAAATATCTTCTAACGCAGATATAACGTAATCAGATTGCTCCATAATTGTTTTATCAGAGTCTAGCATCTTAGCAATGGTTTTATCGGGCAAATCTATATCGTATAAATAACTGTCAGACTCCTCATACATTTTTTTGAAATTGCCAAGTGCTTTTTCTGCTTTAACTAAATCATCGCCCTTATATGTGTCTTTGATGTATTCTGATATTTCCTTTGGAGTCCAATGGTCTAATGCTCTTTCATAAACCTCATAGGCAAAAACGTCTTCGCCACCAGGTCTTCTAAAGTCCATAGCGTCTTCATACAATTTCAATAACTTGTCTTCCATGACCATGTCGCGAGGCGCATAAGTTTTAGCAACACTAGGATGCTCTGCAAGATAAGTACCATAACCCATCATTTGACCACCTTCACCTGAACTCATATACTTGTGGTCGAACTTTTCAAACTTATGAGGCGAACCATGAAAAACCATCAGTTCCTTACGAAACCCTCTCTTTTCCATTCCCATTGTTGCTGTCTCTACAGCCTTGTCTGTGAACTTCTCTAAAGCCTCACCCATATCAATTTTCTTCATAGAAGCAAGGGTTCTCGCTGCAACCACCTTACTAACTAATCCTGCGCCTGTTAATTCAATTAATACAGGAACAGGGTCTTCTGCTAATGCTTTCTTAAACCCATCTATAGAGCCATATCTTTCAGCGTACATTTGTCCAATAGCCCCTGCCATCTTCTTAGAGTCTTCATTCCAAGCCATATCATCAGGTAGCGTGTGTTGAACTGCGCCTGAAATTACACTAGCGATAGCATCTGCTGTCTCTACAGGACTTGTTGCAGCATCCACAAGTCCTTTAACTTCTGTTGCTAGAGACTTCTTAAAGTTAAACACCATAGGTTTCTGAACGCCTGTTGCTGAATCGTACTCTTGTGTAGGACCTTCTGCATCTTTAGACAGGTTGTCATACCAATTACCTACAAGAGGACCTAAGATGCCTTCATAAGCATCACCTGCAAATTCAGGAATAGTATCAGTTATAAACTCTTTAACAGGCTCAACAACATTAGTCTGATTATCAATCATCCTTTGTCTGTGAGTACGAGTATCAGGCTTATTAAAGTCTGTGTATAAATCCTTTGCGCCTTGTACAGCGTCAGCACCTTCCTTATAAATATCTGAACCTAATCCTTTATAGTCAAAACCTGTAACGTCATCATAAATATCTGAGCCTAATGTCTTAGCGCCTTCATAAATACCTGTTGCTGTATCACCTATACCCTGAAACATCTCGTTTCTTTTGCGTTGTTCCTCTAGTAGGTTTATTGCATAAGGTGTCATGTTGCTTGGATAATCAGGTTTGTTGTCTGTTGGTGCTACTACAGGTGGGGTGGCTACATTGGCTACAGGCTTTCTATCCTGCATCATTAGATTGTCAAGAGACTCTTGTTTGATTGCGTTTATGTCGTAACTTGTTTGACCATGCTCATTAGCGTTTAATAGTGGGTTGCCGAAGTCATCTGTGGCTACTTGGTTGTTAATATCGTACTGCTTGTCTAGGTTAGCAAATTGGTCGTCTGCTCTACGCATATCCCACTCAGCACGATTATCTAGTCCTTGAGCCTTTAGTAATACCTGTAGTTGTGCTTCAATCTGCGCTTGTTTATCACGTTCTGCTGATGCTTTGTTAAGTGCTTCCATAGCACTAGCGTCTTGAGTAGGGTTTGGTAATGAGCCTAGACTTGGACTGCCGAATACTGTGTTTGTATCTACAATGTTCTGTGGGATGTAATCTGCTCTGCCTTGTCTGTTGTATAACGACATAGGGTCAATGTATTCTTGCGTAGGATTTACGTCAACTTGTTGAGGTGGCTGTACAGTTTGGTCATATCCGTAATTCAGTAATGATGGTTCTGTAGGTACTTCGACCGTTGGAAGGTCGAACATAGGTTGGTTTGCTCTAGTGTGTCCTTCATGTAACGGAGTACCAGGTCTAGCATTGTAAGGAGTGCCTTCTGCTGTGAAGCGCACTTCCATCTCGTCATCTCTTGGGTCGTACCCTGTGCCACCGCCTGTTGCTGTAACACCTGGCTGACTTAACAACTCATCAAATAAACCCATTAAACAACTCCCTTAATGTTACGTTTTATAGGCTTACCCCAAGATTCGTTCATTGGTCTGTAACCTATCGCCAAATATCTAAAAGCATCTGCGCCATGCGATGCCCAATCATGTCGAGGTCTTGAGCGCCAAGTCTTACCGTTTTCATCCCAATCTCGTGTGTAGTTTATCAAACAATCGATACCTTTTTCACATTTATTTGCATCAAACCAACATTTATGAATCATTGAACGTGCTGATTGAATGCCGTCATCTACTCTTAGGTCAGGTGCTATCTCTACATTTCTAATGCCTAAACCATCTAATGTCTCTAGTCTTGACTTGCCTGTGCCTAGTTCTCTAACCCTTACATCATGCGGTAATATGTGTTGTTCATACACGTAACCTTTCTCTTGTAATACGATAGCATAGTGGTCTAATCCAACACCTGATGCTTCGTAATAGTCAATGATGTGTATCTCTGTGCCGATGTACTGAGCAAACCAAATAGATGTTGAGTCGCCTATTCCTAAATCCCAAGCAGTTACTACACCCTTATCTCTATCGTATCTAACCTCACCTACTCTATCTTCTTCCTTAGCCAAGCGCATCTCTGTTGAATAGTAAGCGCCTTCACTGAATACTAAGAAGCCACCTTCCCAAATGTGTTCGTACATATCGATACGTTTGGCTTTGTCTTCTAGGCGTTCTGCCTCTAGTACATCTGGAAACCAAGGATTGTCAGTGTAATTGAGTTCAACTATCTTAGAGTTTTTAGGTGGTGATATTCTAAATCGTTCATGTGTTGCGCTGTACTTTGATTCGGGATTCCACGTTGCCCATATCTCTGAGCCTTCTTCTCGAACTGTTGGTATTAGTTTCTGCCATGCCATGTCGCTCATTGGTTCTGCCTCATCCACCCAAGCCAACATGATACGTGCCTTAGACTTAATAGCATCTAGTGAACGTCTTAGTCCTACAAAGGTGTAATGTATGTTGCCGTCTTTAGACCTGATGTACTTCTCGCCCACATCGTAATAATCGTTAAGCCAGTCTATTGACCTTATGGATGTCTTGATTTCTTCTAGTGATGAATCGTCTAGGGAGTTCATAAACTCACGAGCGCATAGTATCTGTCCTTTCTTACCTGCCATTCCCCAACGATAACCCATAACAGCAGTCATTAGTGCAAAGGTTCTTGTCTTGCCTGAACCACGTCCACCGTATGCTATTCTGTATCTTGCTTCACCCTCAAAGACAGGAACTAACTTAGGTGGTAATTCAATCTGTGCTTTCTTCACTCTTAGCCACTAATTCAATCACTGTAGGTTTCATTGAGCCATCGCTTGATTTTAAGTCTTGTTCGACCTTATCACTGTAGCCATGGTTGTGTAGCATTAACTTAACAATCGTTGCATTAAACTCACTTGTAAGCCCTTTATTAAGCAATTCTGCCTCTTGTTTCTTCTTGATTCTGCCTAACGTACCCGTAAATTCAGGATGTTTAGCCTTCCAATCATAGATAGTGCTATCAGGAATATCAATATATAAAGACAGTCCTGCTACGCTTGGAACTACACTGTCATCGGTATAAGTTGCAAGATATTCATCTGCTTTAGCCTGCATTTCTTCATTGTATTTAGTGGGTCTCCCTAGTGGAAGGAAGTTATCTGTTTTCTTAGCTGTCATTAGTGTAACTCCTTGTGAGGTGGAACAGGCATTAACTCGAAGTCTAACTGCTCTCTCATTAATTCAACGCCTTCGTGTGCGTCATTGATTGAAGAGTCTTCTGCCATTAGCATTAAAGCACAGACATACAACTCTACAAATTCTTCGGGATTATAATCGTTTAGATTGATTTTCTTTAACTTGTTAATCATCTTCCCAAATCTTATCCTTTGGTTTTACTCTGTATTCATTTTCATCAAGCCACATAGGACACTTGCATTCTTTCCACTCACCTTCTTCTCTTCTGTTTACACAACAAGGTAGTACGAACTTCTGTATTGGGAATCCTTCAGCCCAAGCGTGTATTGCATCTGAGTGTTTATGTACGCTCATTTCTTGTAACCCATTGATTCTAAATACAAATCTTCAGGTCTAGGCAACATAATGCCATACTCACTAACAAATATATCTATCTGCTCTAAGTAGTCCTTCATCTCGCCCACCTTCAACTTAGTAGTGCTTTTTAGTTCTTTTATTGTTGCACCTTTCTTTGTCGTCAGTTCATTGTAACCTAGAAACTTGTCTCTGAACAGTATGTGTGTCTCGGCTTTAGTATAGCCCAATTCATTACCTATGACGTTAATCCACTCCCAATACAGTCTGTTCTGCTTTACTGAGCGAGAGTCTTTATCATCTTTTATCTCGATGATTGCCTTATCAGAATCAGGGAACTGACTGAAGTGACTAACTATCATTGTTTCAATAATATGTCGTTTCTCTTTTTTACGTTCAATGATTCGTTTCATGCTTACCTACACAATCACTACAATAACAATCTAAATCCATCATAGGGTCACACTCA